CAACTGGCAGTGTATGGCAAAAGATTTCTGATGTAAATCAAGGTACTCAACTGGTTGTTAAGAAATACAGTTCTATTCTTGGTGCATTTGTTGCACAAGCATGTCCAGTGTATCTTACTGAAAATGAAGAGTTGTATGCAGCCGACCCAAGTGGTGGCGGGAAAAATATTCCTGCTGGATCTACGTATGCTCATGCAAACATGTTAAAAAATAACACATCAAGTTTTGTAATATTTGAAAGATATGCCGCTGGAGCAACAGAAATCACAGGTGATGACACTACTCCGGGGCCGTTTGTGTCTGGTAACTCATTTACAATTCTGGCTACTCAACCTGGCACCGTGACGGTTGTTACTGCAACAGCCACACTGGAAGGAACCACAGTTGCGGACTTTATTGCTGCAGTCAGTGCTGCCAATATTCCCTACGTTAGTGCCACAGTCAATAGTGCAGGGGCTGTTGTGTTTACACATTCTGCAGGCGGATCAATGGTATTGACCAATATAACTGGTACACCGGTCACCACAGCTGGATTTAATACCAGCGTAACTGGAGTAAGAAACAACTATATAGAGGGTGTAGCCACCGGCTTGACACTAAGTAACTGGGTCAGTACACCAACATTTACCTACACAGCAAGTGCAGCCGCACCGGATCAAGATCCAGCAGAAGGTCGTTTATGGTACTACAGTGCTGTTGATGAGGTTGACATCTTGATTCAAGACAACGGCGAATGGCAAGGTTATCAGAATGTAACAAACGACATCCGTGGTTACGATTTGAGCAACACAAATGCTACTGGACCAATTATCAGTGCCACTGCGCCTACCACACAGACCAACACAGCAGAATCACCATTGGTGTACGGTGACTTATGGGTGGACACAAGTGATTTGGAAAACTATCCTAAACTATATCGCTGGCAGCCAGTTAGTGGAGTCGATCAATGGGTGGCCATCGACAACACTGATCAGACCACAGAAAATGGTGTGTTATTTGCTGATGCACGTTGGGCACCAAACGGTGACACAGATCCTATCACAGCACCGTTCCCGACTATTACCAGTTTGTTAACAAGTGATTATTTGGATCTAGATGCTCCAAATCCATCACTGTATCCACAAGGTATGTTGTTGTTCAACTCACGCCGTTCAGGATTTAACGTCAAGAGTTTCCAGGTCGACTATTTTAACGCAGACACATATCCAGATGATATTTTGCCCGCAGTGACCAATGCCTGGGTCACAGCCAGTGGCCTAAAAGCCAATGGTGCTCCATACATGGGACGCCAAGCACAACGTGCTATGATTGTGGCTGCATTGAAGTCGGGTATTGATGTAAACACAGACGTGCGTGAAGAACAGCGTCAATTCAACTTGATGGCAACTCCATCCTATCCAGAATTGATGCCAAACATGATTGCACTCAACAACGAGCGCAACAACACAGGCTTTGTGATTGGTGACACACCACTACGCTTGGATCCACAGGACATCTTGCTGTGGGCCAGTAACAACAACGGTCTAGGACTAGACACAGGTGACGGCTTAACAGTGGGCAATCAGTACATGGGTGTATTCTATCCAAGTTGCCAAACAACTGACCTGAGTGGCAGTCCAGTGGTAACAGCACCAAGTCACATGATGATACGCACAATTATTCGCAGTGACGAAGTATCATTTCCATGGTTTGCACCAGCAGGTACACGTCGTGGTGTAATTGACAACGCTGTACAGCTTGGGTATGTCAACTCTACCACAGGTGAATTTCAACCGCTAGGAGTACGTCAAGGCCTGCGTGATGTGCTGTATGAAAATGCAATCAACCCAATCACATTCATTCCCGGTGTCGGTATCACCAACTTTGGTAACAAAACAACCACAAGTAACACCACAGCACTAGACCGCATCAACGTGGCACGGTTGGTAGCATTTATTCGTGGACGCTTGGACATCATTGGCAAGCAGTTCTTGTTTGAACCAAACGATCAGATCACACGCAATCAGATCAAGAACGCAATTGACGGTCTAATGATTGATCTGGTTGCTAAACGTGGTCTCTATGACTATCTAGTGGTGTGTGATGCGTCAAACAACACTCCTGCACGTATAGATCGTAACGAATTATATGTTGATATTGCTATTGAGCCAGTTAAGGCAGTTGAGTTTATCTATATTCCAGTTCGTATCAAGAACACTGGGGAAATCGCTGCCGGCGGCTAATAAAATAGGGACCAGGTCCCTATTTTTAGTCACGCATAGATAACATAAATAACAGTAACAGAGGATAAAAATTATGGCTTCAGCATCGTTAAACAAAATGACAGTACCCTTGGCAAGTGACGCTAGCCAAGGCAGTACAGGCATATTAATGCCAAAATTGAAATATCGCTTTCGAGTGATATTTGAAAATTTTGGTGTGCAAGGTGGTCCAGTTACCGAAATGACCAAACAGGTCATTGACTTTACACGCCCCACAGTGACATTTGAAAATATTGATTTACCAATTTACAACTCCACTCTTAAAATGGCTGGCAAGCACTCATGGGGTGATGTAAGTTGTAACTTGCGTGACGATGCAGGTGCTAATGTACAACAACTGGTTGGTTCACAGCTACAGAAACAACTGGACTTCTTTGAAATGGCATCTGCGGCTGCAGGTGCAGATTACAAATTCACAACCAAGTTTGAAGTACTAGACGGTGGCAACGGTGCTGTTGCTCCAACAGTGTTAGAGTCGTGGGAACTGTATGGCTGCTACTTGAAAGAAGTAAACTATGGTGATGCCAACTACGCAACCAGTGAAGCAATGACTATTGCACTGAGTATTACCTTTGACAATGCTAACCAAGTGGTTGGCGGTGGTGTTGGCGAGACAGGCACTATCCTTGGTACTACACTGGGCACAGTAACCGGCTTGGGCGGCACACAAGGCGCCTAATTAACTGAATGAGCTTTGGACAAAACTTTTTAAAAGGTTTTATTGGCGACAACGGGTTGAGAGATTATACCCACGCCAGTAAAACCTTTCGCACAAACGGATACGAACTTGCGCCACGCTTCAAGTTCAACTTCCACACATTCTTTAATCTAAACACCACAGGGATTCCTGCCCTAAACAACAGTGACCAAACCAGCATTGGCCTGTCAGTCAAGACCATTGACTTGCCCAGTTATCAAATCTCAGTTGACACAATGAATCAGTACAATCGCAAGCGATTGGTACAAAGTAAAATTGAATATCAACCTGTTACCATAACTTTTAATGATGACGGCGGCGATTTAATTCGTAATTTATGGTACAACTACTTCAGTTACTATTATAAAGATCCTGTACAACAGTACGAAGGTGTGCCAAACACCAACGGAACGTCTGGCAGCTTACAGACAACACCAACAGGATTTGGTTACAACACACGTGACACCTACAGCAACGATAGATTTGTAAACGACTGGGGCTATGTGGGCGAAAGTTACATGGATGGAACATTTGCTCCAGAAGGCAAGCCACCTTTCTTTCGTGACATCAAAATTTACGGACTTAATCAACACCATTTTGCTGCCTATGTGCTGGTGAATCCAATGATCACAGATTGGAAACACGACACCTATGACTACAGTCAAGGTGGCGGCATTATGACACACACTGTGTCAATAAAATATGAAACTGTAAAATACTATTCGGGAGCCATTGGCGCTGTGCGTCCAGACACCAACGTGGTTGGGTTTGCTGATCCTGCCCATTACGACCAGATCCGTAGTTCAATATCTCGTCCTGGCAGCCAGTCAACTGTGCTGGGTCAAGGCGGATTACTGGACGCTGGTATAGGCATCTACGAAGACTTAACTGCGTTGACTGGTCCTAATGCCAGTATCTTCAATGTGATTGGTGCCGCACAAAAAGCACTGAATGTAAACCAAACATTGAAGAAAACACCTCTCAGCAATATCATACGCAATGATGCAAATGCTGTCCGACAAGATGTGTTGCGCAACAGTTTGCCAGGCGCAATGCGCAACGCAGCCAACTCTACCAACAGTATGATATTTCCTAAATCAACCGTAGCCCCACCTGCTGTTGGTACGTTTGGCAAAGACTTTAAGACCGGCTAACACATGAGCTCAATTAACAACACCAACTACAATTTAGATCTCACTGTGAGAGTGTTTGACAGCTTTTACGGATACGAACAGTTTGTTGACAGCAATGAATATGATGTGGTTCTTAGTTACTTCAAAACAACATGCACCACTGCGGCAGCAGCCGCTAACTTTGCCACAGCTCTGTTCAGAGTTGCCAATGAACAAAGTATACCTGTGCTGTCATTGTTACAGCAGATGCAAACAACTTCTAACACTGCAGAACTGAACTTAACTCTGGCATACTATCTCAATGACCAGCGTAGTAATGCCACCTTGCTTGGCGTGTCACAACCTGTGCAGCCAAACTACTATGCGGCACGAAATGCCCGGGCATGAGCAAGTTTGCACAAGGACCCTACACTGTAAAAAACCCCGCCAAGTATGTGGGCAAAGGCGTGCCACGTTATAGGTCTGGTTGGGAACTATCGTTTATGATATTCCTGGACAACAACGACAATGTGATGCAGTGGGCCAGCGAAAGCATACAGATCCCTTATCGCAATCCTGTAACAGGAAAACAAAGCATCTACATACCGGACTTTTTGATCACCTACAGAACACGCCAAAACACACTAATTGCAGAAGTGATCGAAATCAAACCTAAAAAACAAAGCATCATTGAAAGCAAAATGAACAACAGAGACCGCATGGTAGTGGCCATCAACTACGCCAAATGGGATTCTGCAACCAAATGGTGCAACCGCAACGGCTTGAAATTTCGTGTCATAACTGAGGCTGACATGTTCCACCAAGGCGGAAAATAACCTGTACTATACCGCAAAAGCGGTAAATATGGTATGACTAAAAAATTAGAAGACCTCTTCGACTTACCGTCTAGCACCGCCGATACAGACGAAACTGTGCCGGATATTGCCACCACACAATATGCCATAACTGAAATTGACAATGCCATTGACAAGATTGATGCTGCCTTACCGGGTGTGCGCGATCTAGAAGCCAGTGATGGCGACATGGACGAACTGGCACAAAAAGCCACAGAAACATTTGATGACCTAATGGACCTTGGTATGCAGGTGGACAGCCGCTATGCCAGTGAAATCTTTGCAGTGGCAGGTGCCATGCTGGGGCATGCACTCACTGCTAAAACAGCCAAGATGAACAAGAAACTCAAAATGATTCAGTTGCAGTTACAAAAAGCCCGACTGGATCTTGACCGAGAAAAACGCACAGATGACGACTACCAAGAATCTACAGAAACTGCCGAAGGTCAAGTGCTGAGTCGCAATGATTTGTTGGATCGACTTATCGGCACAAGAGATCAAAAGAATAAACCTGCATAAATATCGTATAGGGATTGATTATGAAACATTTTAAAGAATACTTGTCAGAAAACGAAAGAGTATACAACTACCGCATTAAAATCGTGGGTGATACTCCCAAAGATTTAGTTCGGGCACTGGAAGAAAAACTTCGTCAATTTGACGTGGTCAAGATCACCACGCCAAAGACATCACCAGTTCAGGCTCGGCCAGCAGACTTTCCTGCATTTGATAACCACAGTGTAACACACATGGATGTTGAATTCCGCTATCCTGCAATTGAGCCACAGATACAGCAGATTGCACAAATGATGGGCATTGATCCTAATCGTGTGCGCATGTTGACTGTGCCGTATGAAGACAGCAATGACAAGTTGACTGCAGACGTTGAAAAAC